ATGACATTGGTCAATCACCGCCCTGTTTTTCGTCGCCATGTCATCAGGAATGTGTACTGGGAAGAATCCATTGGCAGCCGACAGAACGGAAAAGAGGTGCAGCAGAGTGACAGCATTTATGTCTGCATTCCTGCATCATCTGTGACAGACTACGTTCCGGCACGGGATGACCTGCTGTTTCGTGGCATTATTTCGGAAGAAAAAGAACTGCACGAAATACAGACACTGCCAAACAAACACACCATTACAGCGGTTGCAGATTGCCGGTATGGCTCTGCAGCGGTTCAGCACATCGAGGTGACAGCAAATTGATTACAGGTTTTAAGATTCGCATGCCGACTGCAAAAGATTTTTCCGACCGCCTGCAAAAAGCACAAAAGTTTGTAGACAGTGAGGTGCTGCGAAAAAGCGACCCATACGTTCCGTTCAAGACTGGCATGCTGCGAGATTCTGGCGTTTTAGGAACGAAAATCGGCAGCGGCAGGATTCGCTATCTTGCCCCATATGCACGCAAGCAATACTACAAAGGGCTGTCTACTGGCAAACGTGGCAGATACTGGGTAAAACGTGCGATGACGGCACATGGAGATGCTATTCAAAGAAGCACACAAAAAATATTGAACGGAGCGTGATATTGTGTCAATGATACAGGCAGTATGGGACTATTTTTCCACCTGTCCCCTGCTGGAAAATCAGCGAATTTTAGGGGTTGACCGGTTGGGCGTTGACCCAATCGAATACACCATTGACATTCTTCCCGGCGAGCAAATCGTAAAGCGATATGTGGACGGTTCCAGCATCCGCCAAATCGAACTGACATTTTCCAGCCGAGAACCGTATGGTCGAGATGTTATACAAAACATCCAGAATTCTGAATTTTACGAAAAGTTTGCTGATTGGGTCGAGCAGAACGATGATGCCGGAATCTATCCGGACTTTGGCGAAGGGAAAACAGTTAGAAGCATGCAAGTGATTAGCAGCGGCTATGCAGTAGAGGTGACGGAAAAAACATCACGCTATCAAATCCAGCTGCGAATCACCTATTTACAATCATGGAGGTATTGGAAAAATGGGCAAGGGTATTGATAGTTTAAAAACAAGAAAGCGTTCCGAAAAGCTGGCGTTTCTGGAAGTGAAGACTGACAGCACATCCAAGTATGTTCGTCTGGAAGGCTTCACAACACAGACGTTTAACGCAAATGCAAGCGAGTACAGCCGACAGTATGTGGACGAAGACACCGAACGGACAGACGTGAAGAGCTATGCAGAGAGCATCAACTACGCTTTTGACCAGTATGTCGGTCAGGAGGCGTTGGAAGAAATTGTAAAGATTACCGAAAACGAGTTGACTGGTTTTGATGCAGTTCGTAAAATCATTGTAGCCGATATGGCAACTTTAACTGGTTCGGGCGATAAAGTACCAACATATTCCGCCGAAGCAACTGTGAGAAGCTATACGATTGTGCCATCCAGCAATGGTGACACGACCGACTGCATGACCTATTCCGGTGATTTTAAGTCCCGTGGAGCGAAGACTAAATGCAGAGTATCGTTTGATAGCGATTTCCAAACGGTAAAAATTGTAGCAGAAAGCACTGTTGCCAGTCAGAGTGCAAAGAGCACGGAAAAGAATGTAGAGGTGAAAAAGTAATTGATGCAGGATTTGTATACAGTTACCATCAATGGCACGAAACTGCATGTTGATGCAGAAGATGCAAGTTTCATGGAACGCTATCAAGCCGCTTATGATGCGATGTCTGCAAATCCTGCAGACACGCTGAACGACAATCCGGCAACAGTGATTCGAAAATACTGTCAGAGTTATCGTAATTTTTTTGATGCTCTCTTTGGCGATGGAACAGCTGCGGCTGTATTTGCAGGAATGCCGGACAATGCAAGAATGTACGATGAAGTTTTTACCGTGCTGATAAAAGCCATATTGGAGCAGCGAATGGCGGCAGCACTGCGACTAACGGAGGCGGCGAAACGATATGTCCCGCGAGAATTGGTATAACATCCTGACCGACCGCCTGCCGGACAGTGTGGAAGTGAACGGAAAAACCTATCCAGTTCACACCAGCTTTCGGGATTGGATTTCCTTCTTTTTTCTGCACGAAGATGCAGACTTGACAGACATCGAAAAAGTGACACTTGCAATGAACTGGTATCGGAACGCAATTCCGGGGAACAAAGCAGCCGCTTATCAGGCGTTGCAGGAATTTGCTGCCTGCGAACGTCTGCCAAAGTCCAAACGAAAAACAACGGGAGCACGTTCCACTCCCGTTTTTTCGTATCTGCATGACAGCGTGTATTTGTATTCTGATTTTTTGCGATACTATCAAATCAACTTGCAGACAACACCGCTGCACTGGTTTGCATTTAACGCATTATTTGAAGGGCTGCCGGAGAAAAGCAGCACAAAACAGCGAATTGCGTATCGGTGTATCAATATTGGTTGCATCAAAGACAAGGAAGAACGGAAAAGGATTTTGCAGATTCAGCGTGCAATTGCGATTCCACAGAAGCCCATGACCGCAGCAGAGGTCGGCAGTTTATTTGGATAAGAGGTGAGAAAATGGCAGAAGAAAAGGCATTGGTCTTTGACACTGGAATTGATAAAAGCGGATTAGAAAAGGGATTGGCAGAAATAGAAGAATCCATTGTATCCACTGCTACCAATTCTGAAAAAGAAGCAGAAAAAGCGTTTGACAGCATGAAGTCCCAGGTTGCAAAACTGGCAAATTCCTACAAAGAAGCCGGAATGACAGCATCCGATGCCATGAAAAAGGCATGGGAAGAAGTACGAGATGGTTCATCTTCTTTCCAAACCGCAGAAAGGAATGTGTCTGGATTTGCTGAGAAAGCAGAATCCGAATTACAGAGCGTGGAAGAAGTTGCAAGTCAGTCGTTTTCTACGATTCCGCAAAATGCTGAAAAGAGTTTTGAAGCTGCTGGAACATCTGTAGACCAGTTTTCCGAGAAGCTACAGAAAGTCATGGCGACTGCTGGACTGGCATATGGAGCGAAGGAAATTACGGAAATCGGCACGGATTACGAACAGGCTATGAAACAGGTTGCTGCTGTTACAGGTGCCGGCACCGAAGAAATGAATGCCATGAGCGATTCCATCCAAAAGATTTATACCAGCGGCATTGGTGAAAATCTGGAAGAAGTTGCTGGGGCTGCTGCCCTGGTAAAACAGCAGTTTGGCGATATTGATTCCAGCACGCTGGAGCAAATCACACAGGATGCCATTGCAATGTCTGGTATTTTCGGAACAGATTTGAACGAAACGCTGCGAGGGGTCAACGCTCTGATGAGCAACATGGGATTGAGTGCGGAAGAAGCCTTCGACTACATTGCAAAAGGCACACAAAATGGGTTGGACAAAAGCGGTGAACTCTCTGACAATCTGGCGGAGTATTCGCAGATTTGGGAACAGGCTGGATTTTCCGCAGAAGAGATGTTCTCCATCCTGCAAAATGGCTTGGACAGCGGTGCATACAATCTGGATAAAGTCAACGACTTTGTAAAGGAATTTTCCATATCTCTTTCTGACGGCAGAATCGAAGAAAATGTAGACAAGTTTTCGCTGGGAACACGAAATCTGTTTGCAGAGTGGCAGAACGGGAAAGCATCGCAGAAGGATGTGTTCAACTCCATCATTTCGGACTTATCCAATATGACAGACCAGCAGGAAGCCCTGTCCATTGCATCCTCTGTTTGGAGTGCTTTGGGCGAAGACAATGCGATGAAGGTCATTACCTCTCTGAACAATGTGAACGACACTTACAGCGATGTAAAAGGCACGATGGAATCCATCGAAGAAATCAATTATGACAACTTTGCAGACAAAACTGCTGCACTGAAACGGCAAGTCGAAATGGATGTCATTATTCCCATCACGCAGAAATATATGCCGAAAATCGAAAAGGCAATTGACTATGTTTCTGAACACTTGGATGAAATTGTAGAGCATGCAAAGCCGATTGCTGCTGGAATTGCAGCTGCCTTTGCGGTAAAAAAGATTGTGGATTTCGGAACGACCACCGTCAACACAGTCAAAACCATCAAGACCGCCTTCCAGATTTTGAATGCGTCCAATCCATTGGGGTGGATTGCCTTGGGAATTGGTGCGGTTGTGAGCGTTGGTTCTGTACTGATTGCAGATGCAAAGAAAAAGTCGCAGGAATGGAAAGACCACTTGGAAGATGTTCGGGATTCCGCTGCAAAGATTCCGGACGAAGTGCAAAAATCCATTGAAAAGACACAGGAATGCACGCAGGCATGGGAAGAAATGCACCAGAAAATCAGTCAAGACGGCATGGTAGAAGATTCTGACTATGAAGCAGTCAATCGGCTGAAAGATTCCTTGATGGCATTGATAAACGCAGACGGTACGATTAAAACAGGGCAAGAAGAAAAGGTGCAAAGCCTGATTGACCAGCTGGACGAATACAGCTATACAGGTTTGACCGTATCGGACGGCTTAATCCAGAAAAACGGCGAGGTTGTCAACAGTTACAGCAAAATTGCAGGTGCGATTGATGAAGTAATTGACAAGCAGCACGCACAAAATTATCTGGACATGTTGGGGGAAGCATCCAAACAAGCCCAGCAGGAACGTCCGGCATTGCTGCAGGCAGTTACAGAACAGAATCAGGAATTGCAGGCGAAAAAGGAAGAACGTCAGCAAATCATTGATGAAATGGCACAGTTTAAGCTGGACAATACCTACACCTTAACGGACATCAATGGGAAAACGGAATCAATCTGGAACGATACAGATGCATCCAAAACATACGATGAAATGCGGGAAAAGTTAAACGGTGTCAACGACAGCATTCAGACATTGAGTACAACATACTACGAATCCACCACGCAGTTGGAAAAAGGTGCAGATGCCATGCACGCATACAAGGAAGCAGCCGAAGCCTATGCAAGCGGAGATTTGGACACCGTAACACAGGCTTTTAGTGACTTGCAAAACAATGTGCTGACCGCTTCGACTGCCACAGCAGAACAGCTGAAAGCACAGGAAGAAGAAGCAAGAACACACTATGAAACCTTGAAGCAAATGGCGGAAGAAAAGCCTGGTTCTGTTCTTGCAGAAGACCTGAACGATGCAAAACGACTTGCAGAAGATGCTGCAGTGGAACTGGAAATCAAAACCGGCGAACACGCAGATAATGCCGGCAAGACGTTTCTGGATACACTGTCAGCATCCGGCATGAGTGAGGGCGAAAAACTGGATGCCCTGAATCGCTACATTGAAGAACGTCTGAACAATGGTGACAATCTGAGCAAGATTGCACAGGACATCGGTTTGGATTATGACAGCGGTTTTGCAACCGGAATTACAGACAATACAGGCATGGTAGAAGAAGCAGTCAAAGCACTGGGGAAAGTGGCAGAAGCACATCTGCGAATCAGCATTGATTCTCATTCCCCTTCCAAACTTTCAAAAAGTATCGGTGGGGATTGGGATGAAGGGTTTGCAATCGGTATCGAAGAAGGAATCCCAGACGTTTCCACCGCATCCGCAGATATGGCAAACACTGCCGTTTCTTCCACTTTGGATACCATGAACGCACATGGTGGCTGGGATAAAAGTTTTGCAATCGGCATCAGAGAAGGAGCTCCAGGCGTTTCCGCTGTGTCTGCGAATATGGCAAACGCCGCCGTTTCGTCTACCTTAGGCATCATGAATGCACAGGGTGCAGCAGCTGTTTCAGCGTATAGTCCTGTATTGCAACAGGCGTATGCAGCCCCTGCAGCAGCAAGTACATCAACCGCTGCTCCGTCCAGTTCTCAGCCGCAGGGCGACATCATTATTCCAATCAGCATTGGCGATGAAACGCTTGAAACGGTCGTTGTAAACGCCATTACAAGAGCCAACGCAAGCAGTGGGGGGTGGAGCGTGTGATAACCATTTCCAGAGAGCAATTCCCATATGCTGCCTATCTTCGAGTAATTGCTATTCGTAGGAATGCGGAAGAAAACAGCGACAGCACATGGGCAACGCTGGACGATTTGGGGGCAATTACGAAAGTTGGAACAGATACTGTTATTGTAAAAAACAACCATGACGTGCTTGTTTTTCGGAAGGACGGAACAATTCGGTTAGACAGTAACGGGCATCCAGCGAACAGAAAAGGAAACGGAATCATTGAAGGCTGCTCTGTGCAGTGCACGCCACAAGAAGACGGCACTTATCTTAGCGAAGACGGCAAGATTTACACCAAAGATGACTCCATTCCTGGGATTTGTATGGATCAGAATGGAAACCTGTTTTTATGGAATGAGGATGTCGATGGCAAAATCCGCATCTGGACGATTTATTATGATAATTCTCTGATGCGGAATCTACTGCAGTTCGATGTGTCCTATGCAGAAACCGTCAACACCTATGAAAACGAAAGCGGTCAGACCATTACCTATCCAATCCGCATCGGAAAGAGAAAAATTGATTTGAAAATTGAAACCGATTTACAAGGTTTGATTATGCTGAAAGACTATTTTTCGCAGCCGGAGTGTTTTTTCTTCTATCGCAGCACGACAGATATCGAAGAACAGCATGGGACATTTCGCAAAACCAGCGATGTTCAGATTCAGACGATTGCAAATGAAAGCAATTTCCGCAACTCGCACTTGTTTGATGATGCATCCTTTTTTTGTGATGTTGATTCAGAGTATGGCGATTATTTGCAACGGCTCTATGAATTTTACAAGGGAAATTACTATCACACGGGAGCATATGAGTTTTCCGTCAGTTTGGAGGAAGTGTAAGCCATGGTGATTTACGAGCATGTAAAGGGCACAATTGTGATACCGATTTACAATGACAATGGTGATTTTGCAGACCGCACCGCCGACATCAATTTCACAGAGGACGACATTATTAAAGACAGCTGCACCATCACCGCCCGTGCATGCGATGACAACACGTTTTCATTGGGCGGTGTCCGCTCTGCGGAGCTGTCCATCAAACTGCGGCTGGATGGTGAGGGCATCAACGCTTACAATCTGTATGGGGCAAAAATTACCCTTTACAGCTGCTACAAACAAAACCCGACTGCTTCGGACTGGGTGTTTCGAGGTTTTTACTGGGTTACGTCTGTGTCGCATGTCAAAAATATCTATACGCTGCGTGCATCGGATGTTTTGGTGTGGCTGGATTCAAATAGCTATGAAGGTGGCGATGAAAATGAGAAAGATGATAGCGGAAAAACTGAACTTGATAAAAGATTAGTCAACGTACATCGAACATTGGATAAAAGTGTGGAAGAAATCTTAGATGTTATCAACAACGTGTTATCAGAAACAGAAAATGAAACAATTACTTTGCACCGACTGGATGAATCAAGGAAATCTCCACATGACTTAGTTGGCATTTTTCGTAACAATTCGCCGGAATTTCCGCAACCAATCTCGCTTGCAATAAGTATGTGGGGCGTACTTGATGAAAATGACGGATATTTCAACAGCCGTTTTGCAAGTGATTACATTGCAGATATTGCGGAACTATACGCTGGATTTGCTACGGAATATAGTTGCTTAGATTTTACACCAGACAACCCACAACTGCAAATCATACCGTTTGGTTATCAAAACGAATCTGCAGGCTACGGCACTGTGTACATAAAATACAGCGAAATAGAGCGTGATTCGTTGGATATTGCTGGATACAAATTGTATTTTCAAAAGACATCAGTGAAAACATTTGACGGGACAACGTGGGGTATGTGGAGCAACCCTAAAAAATATGGTGGGAATGTCATTATAGACCTTACAGGCAATTCGTTTTTAGACGGCAGACATCATGGCATGGTAAGATACGATGAAGACCATAACACAAATTATCAAAACCAGTCAGAAGGAAATGTGTTTGAGATTATGGAAACGATTGGAATACATGCCGGAAAATTAAACGTGCGTCCATTTAAACTGAAATGCCATAAAGCATTTTATGCCTGGAAGGAATATCCGAAACTTGGAATGCAAATCGAAATTGAGGATGCGGACGGAAAAGTTAAAAAGAGCATCATCACAAAAGCAATCTGGAAATTTCGGGGCGGCTGGGAGTTGGGCTGCACTGGTAGTGATAATCGTGTTTTATCGCAAGCTGCTAAAAAATCTCTTGCCAGTCACGCAAGCGGCAATGTAAAGATGTACGCCAATTATGTTGCTTCGGAACTGAATAAACATACAAAATTCGTTGAAGACAACACAAAAACAGCAAACGGCAATGCAAACGGAAGATTAGACGTTGAAATTTTTGACAACTTTATGCAGACCGTAGCAAACGCCTTCGGAGAAGCAGGAGTTGATTTTGGGTTTAGCTATGAAAACGGAACAACTGAACTTCCAGATTATAGAAAATAAAAAAAGGAGATGATACCATGCTAACCGCAAATCAAAAATACATCGACACGGCAAACATTAAACATTTGCTTGGTGCCGGCGAAAAAAACGCCGATAAAATCCAGATTGCCGTTGACCGGTACTACCACCAGACGGATTTATCTGACTGCCTGTTTACGTTGCGAGCCGTCAACAGCTGCGGTGGACTTGTCATGCAGAACCTTGAAAAAGAAACGACTGAAAATCAAATCATCTTAACATGGACGATTACAGAAGATTTCACCGCAGTGTCCGGCGAACTACTGCCGGAAATTGTTGGACAAAAAGAGGATACCGTTGTTATCAAGTACGAAATGACCCCAATGGTTGTCCGTGGCTCTATCTTGGAGCAGTACCACGGCGGTATTGATGCAATTGACAAGGCTCTGCGTGAGATGCAGTCCATCCTTGCACAGGCAGAGCAGCTGATCGCAAAAGCACCGATTATCAAAGACGGAACATGGTGGTTGTACGACGCTGCTACAGGCGATTATGTTGATTCTGGGCATCCGGCACAGGGTGACAAGGGTGACCCTGGTGAGCCTGGAACGCCTGGAAAAGACGGTGCAGACGGTTATTCCCCAATCGCCACAGTTGCCGAAACAGACACTGGAGCAACCATTACAATCACTGACAAAAACGGAACGACCACAGCGACTGTTAAGAACGGCGAAAATGCAGAAGCTACGCTGTGGGGCGACTTTACCCCCGGATGGGATGGGCAAGCGACCTTAAGCTATTGCAAAGCAAAATTGGTGACAGTGATGGGCAAGCAAACATGGCAGATATTGCCGTCCATCAGCACGGTATCTCACAACGCTCTGGATATTGTACCGGACGGGCTGTTTGTGCTGGATTTGTCGCCGGATGTGGATACGCTAAAAGCCTCTGCACATACGCACGACAATAAAGATTTTTTGGATGGTATTGAAACTTATCTGCATAGCACGTACTCGAAAGTAACGGCAGAACGAGAAGCGGCAGATAACAACCTTGCAACCCGTATTAAAGCCTTAGAGGATAGCGTCGGCGGTCTATCTACAGCCCTTGCAGTGATGGTGGAGGTGTAACATGGCGGTGACAATTACAGAGCAGCTGACAAAACTAAACCAACTGCGGCAGCAGCTTGCAAAGAATCTCAACGCAAAAGGTGTGACGGCAACAGCCACAGAAAAATTTAATGCACTCGTGCCAAAAGTTTTGGAGATTTCCAGCGGCGAAACTCCGACCACAACCGTGTTATATGATGCAACCCATCGGGACAAGGTATCTTTGCTTTACAACGGTACGATTTACAGCGTGGCAGATTTTACAGCGATTTACGCTGATTTTTGCAGTGAAAAAAATGGCTATGCCTTGAACTATGGCACTGCCATTTTTGGGTGGGATTATAGCTGCTATACATGCTGTACATCACCAATCAGCGTGACGGCATCCACGCAAATTGCAATTCGTTTCCTTGCTGGCAGTACCGAAGTCGGCATTTTACGCTTGGTACAGTCTGACACCGGCACAGCTGCGGACATCCTCACAAAGGCACAGACAGAGGGTAGTTATATGGACTTGCCTTTGCAGTGGCTGTACAGTGCGGACTATATCACAACGCTAACCCCCTGCGAGGGCGTAACGGCTGGCACATACTATTTGGTGTGGGTTGGTCGGAGCAATAACAGCCATCCGCTGATTCAATCTATCACAATTTTGTAAGGAGGGAAAAATACAATGAATATTATTGAAGCAATGGAACAGCTGAAAGCAGGAAAAGCCATCCAAAGAACAGGCTGGGGCAACGCAAAAATTCAGGCAGTGCAGCTGGAAAACGGACAGTATCAGATTTTTGCAAGTGGAGATTTGACCCCGGAAATGTTAGTGCTGCTTTCCGGTGATTATGAAACGAAGGAGGAAGAATCGGTATGAGAAATTGGAAACTTTGGGCGAAAGCAGCAGCTGTTCGAGCAGTCAAAACCATGGCACAAACCGCCGTGGCAACGATTGGCGTAGCTGCCGTGATGCAAGATGTCAACTGGATCGCCGTGGGCAGTGCGGCTCTGCTGGCTGGGGTGTTGTCCGTTTTGACCAGCGTTGCTGGACTGCCAGAAGTCGAATAAGGAGTGCAATATGGCAATTCTTACATACAAATTTGATGACCAAACACAGCTTTCCCCGCATTTCAATGCACGTGAATTCCGGTGTCAGTGTGGAAAAACTCATGAAACTTTGATTGCATCTAAACTGGTCGACAAGCTGGAGCAGCTTTATAGCACCCTGAACTGTAGCAAAATCATTGTAACAAGCGGCTACCGCTGCCCGGAACACGATAAAGCTGTAGGCGGTACAAGCAGCGGTCAGCATACCAAAGGCACTGCTGCAGATGTCTGCTGTTACGGGCAGGACGGGCAGCCGATCAGCAGCAAAACGGTATGCTGCAAGGCTCAGGATTTAGGCTTTGGCGGTATTGCCAACATCACAAGTAGTTATCAGTACACGCATCTGGATGTGCGGACAGGATACCGCTGGCTTGGGGATGAAACAAAGGGCAATGGCACGATTACAGATGATTTTTACAAGTATTTTGGTTTGACATCTGCAAAAAATATCCTCTATGGGATTGATGTATCATACTGCCAGCAGAAAATTGATTGGGTAAAAGTAAAAGCGTCTGGAAAAGTTTCATTTGCTCTGATTCGTGCCGGATTCGGAAAAATCTTGAAGAATCAGGTTGATGATTATTTTGAAGAGAATTATGCTGGTTGTCAGAAAAGCGGCATCCCCTGCGGTGCGTTTTGGTATAGTTATGCCACGAGTGCAGCAGAGGCAAGGCAGGAAGCAAGTGTCTGCTTGCAAGTTCTACAGGGTAAGCAGTTTGCATATCCAATTTATTTCGATTTGGAAGAAAAGAAGCAATTTGCTCTTGGAAAACAGGTTTGTAGCGAAATGGTTGAAGCATTTTGCAGCACATTGGAGCAGGCTGGCTATTATGCCGGTTTGTATTGCTCTACCTTTTACCTTGAAAATTATGTCACTGAATCGGTGCGAAATCGGTATACCGTTTGGTGTGCGGATTATAGCGGCGAATGCGGTTATTCTGGCGATTATGGCATCTGGCAGAAGGGGTGCGGAACGATCAGTGGTATTAACGGGGACGTTGATTTAGATGAATGCTACATAGATTACCCAACAATCATCAAAAACGCTGGGCTGAATGGATTTACAAAAAGTGCAACAACTACTCCAGAGGACACTGAAAAAGACACCAGTGATAATGACACACTTAAACAGATTTTGCGGCATGTTGCCAGCATCGACAAAAAACTACAAAATTCGACAGATAACCAGATTGACTAATCATGAAAAAACATGGTATAATCAATTTATTCAATCTGGATGTACCAGATGAAAATTTTTTTATTTTTCCAACCTACTAATTGTGGAAAAAGCCGTTCCCTGAAGTTGATCATCTCAGGAAGCGGCTTCTTTTTTATTGAAAAATTTACGAAGAAAAAAGGAGTATCTAT